TGGACTGTTGCTGAAACTTGGGTCGATAGCTAAGATGTATTCCTTGTCGACTTCTCCTTTTATCAAAGTGTGCTGTTTCTCTCCGTCGGGAATGGTGCATTGATGCATTTTCCTTGCGCTAAAATAACTATCGCTTCCGTCTGTAAATTGAGCTGCATACTCTCTCATGAAAGACGAATTAGAAGCTCCCCCTGCTCGAGCTTCTTCAATAACGGTACTATCAATCATGTCGGCAGGAATAGAATCAAATCCCATTTGTGAAATAAAGTAATTAGATTGCATAATATCATCTGAATAAATATTACCCATCCAATCCTTATATGTGCGATAGAGGTTTTCGAAGCTATAACTCGCAGAAGACAACGCTATCATCTTTGAGTTGTTTTCAAACACAATCCGGTCTTTCTCTTTCATTTCCCCCTTGGCGATAAGGTCATCTTCCATTTCCCTTATCTTTATTCTCTCTGCCATATCTTGAGGAGCCACCAAGAATGGCATCAATACATTCTTAATAGTGTCTTCTGGTAACAACAAAAACTCATCGAGAACTAAAACGTTGGCGCGAAAACCCCGAATCTTTTCTCCACTTAAAGGAATAGCTGTGATTGTTCCCTCATTGATTTTCCACTCGAACTGATCGTTACGTTTAGACTTAGCACCGAAAGCGTGAGCTAACATTTGAGCTTCCTTGGACTCTACAATTTTTTCTATATTGTTAAAAATAAACCTAGCTGTACGAAAGGTCGGCCCCGCTATAAGTATCTTTGTTCGGGGTTCAAAAACACATTGAAGAAAACAATAAATAGCCGCAATAAAAGTTTTTCCGCAGCCACGTCCCCACACACACATACTAAAGTTTCTATTGAAGAATGCCTTCAGAGTTATTTCTTGGTAAAGGGCAAGTTTAATCCCCGACAAAAGCTCTGTGGTAAAACCAAGGTTAGAGCGCATGAACTTGGCTAGTGTAATCTTAGCCTGCCGATCCCCGAGTTCCCCCTTTAACGCAAGGGACTCCTTGTTTATGTCTACGATAGGTTTATTGTATTTGTCGGGGCAGTACCACATATCAATCCAAATACGCAATAAGAATCATTATCAACACTATTGCTATTGCTTCGTTATAGGTTAAACAAATATATCCCTTCATAATAATTTAAGATCATAGGCAAGCTGTAGATCGAACTTAATTTTTAATATTTTTGTTAGTAAAAGTTTCTTCACTATTCTTACGCATTCTACTCTTCCATCCACGAACAAAAACTGAATATGAGGAAATTCCTGAATCAACTCCCTCACGTTATGAAAAATAAAATCAGGGGTTACGCGGGTATTTTTTTTGTAGACATAAGGGAGTTTTTTAAATGCTAAACACTCTTCTAATTTTCGCTCAACAAGAATCACCATATACGCATCTTCTTCCGCCGCTCTTTTTATTTCATTTTTGAATCTTTCCAAACCCGAACTCAGCGTGCCTATAAGGTCTGGAACAGACTTTCTCTCAATATAACAATTACCCGTTTTCTTCTTGTCGTTAAGGCAGTAATCTCCAAATTTTAATCCCCTAACCTCGGTGGGGAAGTCTTTTATTTGCAAGGGGTTTTGTTCCCGTGAGTCAATGTATATTAAATGATCTTCATCAAACTCCTCCTCAAATTTTATTTTTCCGTCTGGTCCTTGAGTAGGCAAAGATGAAAGTTTATTCTTCAAACCTATTTCTTCACACAATTTATAATAGTCCTCAAAAATTATTTGATAATAGGAAATGGGTGGAACCAAAAGCGTTCGTAGCTCTACTTCGGTGGGTGTATATTCAAGGCCCTTTTCCCTCTTTCTTTTTGTTAAAAGGCCTTTGCAGTATTTTCTAGCTTTCTCCATGGAAGCTTCTTTCAGCCAACTTTTCAAATTTCTTTTGTCGTTGAAGTCGGCGGAAAGATACTGTTCTTTATTTTTAAATTTTATTAATTCCTTGGAGTATAAATCGTAACGAGGAAACTGTGTTTGGTAGTAGTCTCCTATCGAAAGTTTGTGAGCTTTTATATGAAGATGAAGGCTCTTGTCTTTTTCGAATTCTTTTTTGCAAACATTACATTCAACCATTTAAAACTTCCTCTTCGCTGATACCCATGATACGAGACTTGATCTCCTCCATGGAGGTCAGCCTCTCTATCTCATTGGAAACATTCTTCTTTCGAAGTTCAGCTATCTTAATCATTTTATGTCTAGACTCCTCGCTTTTCCAAAGTTCTACAAGGTTCAATATGGAAGCAGATTCCTGCATCATTTTACTCATTCGCTGGCTTCTCTTCTCTTTCAGTTCGTTAAGCAACTTGGTCTGGCGATTGACGCACTGGTTGTATTCTGTTTGGGCCGTGTTAATTGCTTCCACCAAACTCATCGCCATTCTGCGACCCTCCGTATCTTCCGCGTTCTGATCTAGTAGCTGTTGGAGTCTTTCGACGCGCCGCTGGATATTTGAGGCTATAACCACTTCCGCAGAGAGAACGATATATTGATCCACTTCCTCTTGAGTTAGGTCGGGCTTATCCCATGTATATCTTACAAAGCTGCTTTCGAATAATTCCCTATCTGTCTCAATATTGTAAGTACCAATTTGATGAAGAAAACGGAACGTATGCATGTATCCAATTAAGGTATACAAATTCCTTTTTGTTTTAGTCGTAACTTTTTCCTTGTCTATCCCGTTGTAAACGTACTTGTTAACCCTAACCAACGCACGAGCTTCTGACTTGGGCGGAGAATATCCTCCCTCTGCGGCAGTCTCCTCATTCGTTACGTCCGAATACTTAACTTTGTTATTTATCGTCTTAAGAAACTCAAACAGCACCTTATATCTGAGATCTAAGGGGGAAATGTTTGGGTCATCGAAAACCACCTTAGCCATCTCCATAGGTTTCATCGCGCCGCAATTATTCGAGATAAACTCTTTCTGATCTTCGGTAAGTTCGGTTTTCTCTTTCGGGTAATACTTATGAGACACCTTTGCCTTAATACTCTTTTCAGCCAGAAATTTCTTTACGGCTCTTCCATACTTAGATCTTCCATCCCTCATGTCTTCAGGAACATCCGGGAAGACTAATTCGATTAGTTCCTTGATGTAGGGGGGATCATCAGGACGATTATTCCATTCGTTCAACAGTGCTAGTTGTTGGTCCTCGTTAAGTTCTATATTTTTGGAGCTCATAAAATTTCAATATCCCCATCCTTTAACATCTTTTTAACTTTTTGTATTATGGATTTTTTAACATTTTTAATTTGTTTGTATCCGGGAACTCTATTCTTTTCGTTTGTCTTATACCCCATTAAAGTCGCCGCTTCCTCCTCGGACATATTATTAATATAAAGAGCCTTGTATATTTTCCATTCCGCGGGTTTCAAAGTAGACTCCATCTTAACGTGGAGCTTTTCCATCATTGAAATTACATCCAGCCCCGAATACTCAGCGGAGTTTATTTCGTGTGAATGGTCATCTATAGAGACGGGTAACTTTGCGTCATATGCTTGTTTTTTGGTTTTTGTCCAGTTCGCGTAAAGGGGGCATGCTTCCGATTGTTTTCCGTAGATGTAACACAAGTCACCAGCTTCCGCCGCTGCACATTTTAAACAGGGTCTGCAATAATTTCCGTAATTATTTCTAATTAGATTCTTTATCTGGTTGGAAATTATACGGTTAATCCATGGATTAAGAGGTTTTCGAGTGTCATATAAATGCCACTTTTTAAAGATGTGAATTCTTAAAATCTGAGAAACGTCATCGAAATCCATCCACGAAAGCGCTGTTAAATTCCATTTGGATTTTCTTTTTTTTATTTCTAAATCTATCTGCTCAATTAAGTCTTCGAATTTAGGTTTCTTGCGCCTGCTCATGGTTTCGAGATGATCCCGCGTCCCTCATGAAATCTTCAGCAAGGGTTTCTGCCGAATAACTAAGATCCGCTTCTCTTCGATAATCACTCCTGCTTCCCTCCGGATTTGATCCAACCAGTTTGTCCATGGGTGCGATGTTGAATAATCGGGATCCGTCAACTTCCGCTTCAAGTTTGTTTATGTTTGGCATCTCAAATGCTTCCTCCTCAACTTCTTCTTGAATTGTTGCAATTGGATTTTTGGGATCAGCCTTAAACACCCTTTTGGCTGCAGTCTTATTAAGAGCCAGAAAGGCCTCCCCGCAGGAACTACAAAACTTGGGCTTTACTGCGGCGTAATTTGTACCTCCCCCGCAAGTTGGACAATATATTTTCATCTTCTTGGTATTACACTATTTTACTAAAAATAATTGATTTTTCAAAAAAAGTGTATATCTTATATATATGGAGAAAATCAAATTCAAAAATTCCGACGGTATAGAATACGAACTGGTATGGAAAAAACCCCATCACACCTACAATGCTGATGGTTTGTGTTATTCTCCGGAACTAGATAACCCCAAAATTCTAGTGGACCCAAAACTCAAAAAACGCAGGAAACTCAGTACTTTAATAGAAGAAGTGACTCACGCTTTCTTTTGGGACAAACCAGAAAGAGAAGTCAGGAAGTTCTCTTCGGTCTTGGCTGGTTTAATCAATAAACAAATTAAATAGTTTCCAGTTCTGAGATTTTAGTAACAATAAATTTAGTTAATTCAGATCGTACTATATCCTCCGCGGTAAACTCAAATGTCTCTATTCCCATTTTTTGGCTTTCTTTATTATCGAAAATATCGAAGATTTTGTCGAAACCTCCCCTGTTTCCATTTTTAAGATCGGTCTGCATAGGGTCAGCTAATATAAAAACTCGGGAATATTTCCCTATTCTGGTTAGTACGGTAACAATCTCCCGAAGAGAACTGTTTTGAGATTCGTCCATTACTACAGCTTTTGAATTCCAGCTCATTCCTCTGGCAAAGTTTACGGGATGTATGGAAACGCGATTCTCTTTTTGTAGTTTTTTAACCGTAACATCATTTAATAACTCATCCAGCTTATCCATGAAAGGGAGATTATAGTAGTGAAGTTTTTCGTCGGCGTCTCCCGGAAGAAACCCTAGTCTTGAGTCGGAGCTTTCAACTGCTGATCTCATATAAATAATATCAGACACTTTGCTAAGGTTTAAAAGGTTTAAGGCTGCATAAACAGAAATAAGCGTTTTGGAACTTCCCGCCGGACCTTTGCATAAAATTACCCTAGTTTCTTTTTTAAGGGATAATTCTATGAATTCTTTCTGCTTCTTTGTCCAGTTAAGTTCATCTATGTAAAAGGTATCTTTGGGTTTTAAAGTTTCCCTTTGGTGAATTTTGATTTTTCCGTTTGAGACTTCGAGAGAATCAAAGTCTCCCGCGTTTTTAACTTTAGGCATCTTCATATAATACACTATTTTACGTGTAAATACCTATGAGGATTATGAACGAAATCACAAATGCAGCGCCTCAAGTCGTTAACTTATTAAGCCAAGGAGTAACTACCGAACAAGCGGAAAAAGTGGCTCAGGACTTGGTTGGACAGTACGGATGGCTTATAATAGCAGCACTTATAGCGATCTTAGCGAAAGACATGATCATAAATTTCGCGCAAGCGTTATTAGTGTTTATGGGGAGTGATTTTAATAATGACGACATAATATATATTTCAGGTCGTCAGGCACGAATAGTGAGGGTAGGTATAAGGACAACCTGCTTTTACATGACAGACAGATCGTCTAAAATGGTCGTTCCTAATGAGCAATTAAAACAGTTAACTATAGAAAAGAGACTAGTGCAAAACGGGAAAGTCCCCTATTTGCCCACCGGAGGAGACCCAAGTTACGTAGGAACTGAAGAAATTCCTATTCAGCCACCCCCGATGGAAGTGAAAGTGGTGGAGGGGGACAAGCCCCCGCCCAAAACGTCTACGAGAAAAAGATGAAAAAAACGCTACTTGTAATTATAATATTATTAGTTGGATGCAAAACCCCTTCGTTGGATGAAAAGGGGCGATTAGAAAAAATAAGAATAATGGTTCCTGCGCTGATTGATATAGAATTTGACTATTACAAGGATGAGGAGAACAAAGGTAAAAGTAAATACAAGAAACCCGAGCCTGTTCCCGAAACTGTTAACGGTTACCCGAAATTAATGCCGTTAAGGAGAAAATAAGTGTAAAGATTTATGGAAGGATGCAGTTAAGCATGACCAAGGCAATTTAGCGAGACTTGATCAAACAGACATTAGCTCCGAAGCTAAATTTGACATAAAAGTTAGCGAAAAAACTAACGTCATAATTCGGGATTGTATCAATACCGATCATTGATTCTCGTTAACAAAAAGCCCCGCTTTCGCGGGGCTTTTAGTTTACCTGATTATAATGTCACCACCTTGGTGCTCGGGTCTCCTTATTATAACCACTCCTACTTTGCTTCTTGGGATCCTTAGTATCCAATTTACTTCTGGGACAGACTTAAGGTTCCTATCTGCTATGCGTGATGGTATATAGTAAGGTCTGTGATATTGTATAACAACATTATCACCCTTTCATTCGCCCGGATCGTTTCCGTCGATCACCTTGTCTCGGTTGTTTTTAAACTCCTCTCGGATTTCCTTAATTCGAGCATGGACCTCTTTGTGATGAGTTTTCATTTGAGCCATCCATTCTTTCCTTGAAGCTGCCATTTTCTCTCTCAGAGCCTTTTTCTCTTCGTCTGAGGCGTTTTTCCATGCATCACGATCAAAAACTCCCTTGTGCTTCTTTGCAGCCGCCGCAAAGGCCTCCTTTAGCTCCTTGATCTTGGCGTCATCTCTTACGAGCTTGCCAAAGCCGCTGTCTTTCTTATGGTCACCCTTTTTATGGTCGCGAACTTTGTGACCACGCTTCTTAGCATCTCCCCGATGCTTTTTGCGCTTTTCAAAAGCAGCCTTAAGGCGTTCTTTGACTTTCTCTGGATTCCATTTCTTGCCGCCCCGTTCCGGCTTCTCTTTGTCGGGTTTAGGTGCGGGTTTTGGGACCTGAGCCTGTGCGGTTGTTAACGCTGATGCCACAATAGCTATCAGCCCAATTTTGAGTATACGTTTAACAAACATAACAAATATTACACTGCAAGAATCATGCCAGTCATAAAACACCTATTTGCTAGACTTTAAAAGTTCTACGATCTTTTGGATTGGTAATAATTCCCAACACAACCAAAAGAATGGGTAAAGACCCCCATTTGGTGTAATATAAAGCATGAAGAAGAAGCTTATTGTCGGTGCTGTAGTCTTGGCTCTTGTTGGGGGCGTTGTGTTTTGGGTTCTTAAGGGTGACGACATTAAGGAGAAAGCCGCAGAAAAAGTTGTGGAGACCGTGGTTGAAAAGGTGGTTGAAGATGCCGTGGACGAAGCCAAAAATAAATTAATACAAAAACTTATTCCCTGACACTGGTATGAAATTTCATATCTACCTCAAGGAACTACGACATCGTAGATTTCCAGATACTCGTAAGATGTGTATAATGCTTGGAGTTACAAAAGAGGTGTGGAGAAAGATTGAGCGCGGGATAAACCCCCCTCCAAAAAAGTCGGTATTGAGAAAATTTTGTATTTTGGTAAGCGCCTTAAGTTATGAACAAGCTCAGCTTTTCGCACTAGCTAAAAAATGGGAGCCTCATAAAGACACTAATAGTGGATACCACAGTCTCCTAAGTAAAAATTCCAATTCAGAATGGATAGAGGCCTTGACCGAAGAAAATAGACCTGATTACGAACACAAGCACTGGGGGAAAAGACAATAATCTAACATATATTTTACACCAGCTCTTGTTTTCGTGTAATTGTTTATTAAATGCCAAATAGCCACAGTAAAATAAGTTTCGCGGATCTTGATACCTTCTTAAAGATAGCACCCATTCTTGGTCTATGCTTCCTAGCCTACCTCCAGACGCTCTTCCCCAGTAAGGTGGAATTTGACAGAATAGAACAGCAATTGATACGGATGGATAAGAAAATAACAGAGATGACAGTCCTTAATAAAGCGATAACATCCAACACAACAGATATAAACCAAATAGAAAATAGGTTAAGATTTCTAGAGGTGGAATTAGCCAAACACCACGCGTCAGATAAAGCCAGTAGGGGTGAGGGCGGAGCAAGATGAGGTGTTTTTTAATTTTTCTTTTCTCTCTTTCTTTAAACGCCGCTCCAAATATAGATCCCGATGTGGAAATAAGAGTAAAAGGGCTGGTTTGTCCGAGTTGCGCCATAGGCCTTAAAAATATCTTTAAAAAGAATTCATATGTCAAGGGGTTGAAGGTGGACACTAAAAAAGGCACCCTCTCTTTGGAGTACTGGGGTATAGAGATCCACCCCTCCAAAATAAAAACAATGGTTAAAAAATCCGGTTATGAAGTCTCCTCTATTAAATGGTTAAAAAAGGGGAAACCCAATAGATATAATGCTCCATAAAAAAATCGCAGCCGAAAAGGCCGCGATTAATACGAGTTTATTGACGCCACTGCCACCTGAAGATAGGAAACTCTAAACCTACTTCTATTCGACGGTAGTATAGATAAATTAGTGAGTTGTACCCACACCAACGTTACCCTCGGCATCTCTATCGTCACTAACAATAGGCCCCGGGGGCGGTGGTTCTGGGGCTGAGGAACCAGCTCCTACATTTCCTGTTGGCGCGGATGTTCCAACGCCTACATTTCCTGTTGGATTTCCGTCCACATCCACACCCGGGATTGGATTTCCGTGTTGATCTACGTTATCGTTCATAATGTTTTATTTCTTCAAATTAATCTGGGTA